GAGTTATCTCGACAATGGTTCCACGCTTCGGTCGATGTTCCGACTGATGCCCCCGCAACGCCACGATGCCGACCCGGACAAGTCCGAGGTACTGGCCTACATCCGAAAGAATCTGACCTGTGAGTTGGGCCGGGCGATCCGGGCCTTCAATTCGATGAGGAACAAGAAGTCCCAGGTCATAGTTTATGACATGGTTCATAGGCAGTGGCGTGGTTGCGACTGGGTTCCCCCGGAGGATGAGGATCGGGTGTCGTTGCTCTTGAGGATGGTCAATGACCTGAAGCGTGATGTTGCGTATCTGAAGACCTCGGTGAAGAAGCATGAACGACTCCTTGGCCAACTCGAAAGGAAGCGTTCGAGCAAGCGCGGTGGGGATGAGGAACCGGAACCGGAACCCGAACCCGAACCCGCCATTGATCCCGAGGTCATGGAGGCAGAGAAAAGGGCCGCTGAATGCCGTAAGGCTATGCAGAAGGCCCGTGAAACAATTGAGGAGGATGAATGGTTCCGAGCTATGGCTATGCGCGCCGCCCTCGCTGAGGGCGATACGGCTTCTTCTCCTTCAGTTCCGCCCCAGTGAACGCGAGGGTGTTGCATTCCTCCCACTGAATGCCGGTGGCTGAGTGTTGAAGATTCAGAATGGGTGATGGGAGTCCGATCCTCCCTCCCCGCTTGCAGAAGGCTAACTGGAACCTTCTAGGCTTGGACTGGCCTACTTCATGGAGAACCGCTATCTCCCGCGCCCAGTTGGCAAGCTCGGACGATCCGAATCCTGAGTGGGCCAGCTCCATCGTGGTGAGCGGCTCGCCCCCTTCCTTCCGCTGAGGCTTGGAGACATGGTGCATCCAGACCCATGCGACCTTGGTCTCATGGAGGATGGGTTGGAGCTTGTTACGGAGGAACACGCTGACCTCGGACTGATCGCTCAGGTCTCCACCGAAGTAGGAGAACAGGGGGTCTGCGACGATGAGATCCAGCTTGGACTTGTGAATGAATCGGCGGGCGTAGGCCAAGAACGCTTCACCGGTTCGTATGGTCTCGGTGCGGAACTCTAGGTTCTTCTGGAGCTGGTTCATCTGATCGAGGTTGAACCGTCTATGGATCACCCCTCGGAACGCTTCCGCGAGATCGCCACGATCGTTCTCTGCCTGGACGACTCCGATCTTCAGTGGCTTCACCGGCTTGATGCCGAAGAAGTCGAGACCGAGGGACCACCGGACGATGATCTGCATCATCAGGGATGACTTCCCGATGCCGGTGCCCCCGCTGATGATCATGGAGGAGCCGCGAGTGATCCATCGATTACCGATGAGGTTGTCTGGATCTTTCTCAGGATCAAAGTCCATGAGGTCTTTGACCGTGACGATGGTGGACTGGTCCTCATCGGTCTCGCGGGCGGTGAGCCAATCCTCCCACGAGTTTGCGCCCAAGTTAGTGGCCAACAACTTCTGCTGTGATTCGCCCCTCCATGCGCCGGGGAGCCGGGAGAACCTTGATGGGTTCTTGTTCTTGGGATCGATTCCGGGGATGGCGGAGTAGATGAGGTCGCGGCGGGCATCCCACTCTTTGCGGGAGGGAGCATCCACCCGGACCCAGCCGTGGATACTCTTGCCCCCGGAGTCGATGAGAACGCTGATGGGTAGACCTGAGTCGCGGAGGAGCTTCTCCTGCTCGGGCTTGGGCTTGTCATCGAACTCGACGAGGACATGGCGGTATGCGCTGACATCGTTGTCGGAGCCGCTGTAGAGGTTGGGCTTGAACGGGTTGATGCGGACGTAGACTCCTTCGGCGCGGTCGGGGCGGAACAGGATGGAGTCGGGCGAATCGAATCGCTTGATCCAATCCTCGACCGGCAGGAACGATCCTGAGGTTAGTGGCCTACCCTCCTCGACCTGTTCGCAGATGCAGACCACTTCGGTGGCGGCGAATGCGGATGAGAGGAACCGGCTGAACTCGGAAGCACCAGGAGTGGTTGTGGGAGTGGGTCGCTTGAAGGTTACACGCGAGAGGTCCATGCCCATGCCCATGCCCACGGTACTCTGGATCAAGTGGCCCGCTGGTTTGTCGTGGTTCCGGGATGAGGCTTCGCGGAGTTTGTAGGCCAGATCCTTGTCGGACCACGGAGGCTGGCAGGATAGGTTCCATTCAGCGAGCAGGGTCATTGCGTCCCCGTAGCCTAGCTGGAAGCCGTGTACGAGGCCCACGGCGGCGGTGTAGGTGGTGTTATGGCCACCGGACCCGGAGATTGCTGGCGGTACCTTGGCAAGCCAAAGAGCCGCTCGTTCGAGCGTTGTCATGTCGTTGATTCGTTGCTGGTTTCGGACTGCGGATCTACTTCTTCTTTCGGAGTGTTCCGGCCTTGTCCATTGCCTTGAACATCTCCACTTCCATCATGCGCTTGATGGCGGCGGTCTTGGTGGGATAGGTGCCCATGTTCTTCTTATGGGTCTTGGATTCGACTTTGTAACCGGCCTTAGTTTTCTTGATCATAGGGTTTGAATTTGGCGTGGAACTCGATGCTGAGTCGGACGTAGATGTTGTCACCTCGGCTGTAGACGACAACCGGTTGTTTGATTTCTGCGAGGCGTAGCTGGGCTTCACCGATGAGTTCGACGATCACTCTAGGATTTGATCGATTGACGAACTGTCGGGATTCTTGATTTCCATTTTCCATTTGCGTTGTTCCTTGAGCGGGTAAGCGATCCAACCGTTGGCGACTCCCCACGAGATGATGCTTGCTGCTTCCTCCATGAGTCGGCGGTTCTCCTCGGTGAGTATGGTTCGTTCTTCCTCGGTGATCTTCGATGGCTTCTTGTTGTTCTCCAATCGAGCCTCGTACCAAGGCTGTTCATGGCGCGGTGTTTTCATGGTGATGAGATCTTGGCCAACATGCAGTTGCAATATGAACCCTTGGTCTTTGCATTACACTTGGGGTGATGCACGGGGTTTGAAATGATGTGTGCTGTTAGATCCTTCGTGAGTGTGACCAGCTCTAGGATGCGGGCTGATGCTTCCGCGCAGACTGCGTTTGCGGCCCCATCGGGCGAGCAGATTTCGGATGAGAGGATGTTGAGTGCGTTGACTAGATCGTGTGTTGAGGACTTGTGCATGGTTACTTTTGTTTGTGGATTATGATGCCGTTTCCCTTGGCATCGATGAGTTCTACTGACCGAACGTCTTCGAGGCGGGCCAGTGTCTTGACCATCTCGATGGGGTCATGGGCTTGTGCTACGCAGGTGAGGTGGATGTCTCCATCACCGTGGATGACCTTGAGGTTGTCTTTGGTTCGATCCCTTAAAACGCGGATGGTCCGCCCCTCGGAGAGACGGACCACCTTGATCGATTCCACCAATGGAAACGAGTGCCTGCTCATATTAGCTTGTTGCAGTGCGGACAGGTTTTGATTTTACGGAACTCGATAGGAGCAACACCGACCCACGCGCAGAGATCGTGGTATGATCGCAGCCCGAAGTTCTTGTACTTGAACGGTCGGATGTCCCCGGACTTGATCATGGTGATGAGTGTCACTTGGTTGTTCACCTTGAGTTGGATCATCAGCTTGGTGTTGCGAACGCTGAGACCGTAGGTCCACAGGTCCTTGGATGCCTCAATCCTCTTGTGGGCCGTCATCACCTGATGGACGCGCTGCTTGGACATCTTGAGTGTATCTCCGATGACTTGGTAGGTGAGACCTTGCTTACGGAGTTCTGTGACCTTCTCGATTGATTCTGTGAGTTTCACTCTGGGTGTACGTTTCTTCTTTGTGGGTGCTGGGATTACCGGAGCGGGATCTGGATTGCTCGGTAACGTGTCTTCGCTTTGTGGCACTGCATGCACAGTCCGGTTTGAACCGTGCAGCCGCAGCCCAAGCAGTCTGCTAACTCGTGACATAACTGTTTCCATCGTTGTAGTTCCTCTATCGTTTCTTTGTTTTGGTTTTGGTTTGGCTGTTCTTGCGGATGTACCATACGCATGAGATTGAGATCTTATATTTGTTGGCCAACTCACGAAGCGTGTAGCTGTGATGCTCCTTGAGGATGGCGGTCTTGATCTCGTCGGGGATCGCCAGCCACCGTCTCTCGATCCGAGGGTTCGGATCTTTGAACGGCTTGACTGCTCCGACCATCCGCTCCATTGCCTCCTTGGTCAATCTTTGATGATCTTGGTCCTAGCTCGCCCCTTAGCTCGCACGATGAGTTGCAGGATGATGATAGGGTCCACCGTGGAAACGTGCTGCCAGTATGGTCTGGCTGCGTCGAGTTCCCGTGCGCGGTCGATGTCCACCACTAGCACCTCGCTGGTCATCTTGTGCCGGTAAACGAACGCGACACAAAAGCTGTCGGGTAGGGTTTTCACAGCTTGTCCTCCTGCTCACGCCACAGCAGAAGATCCGCTCGCATTGCGTCGTTCTCCTCTTCCAGTTGTTTGATCCGCTCGGCCCTGTCCTCGTTCAGAACAACGTCCGCAACCAACATGGCATGCTTGTTCATCACGTGCATAAGCTTCTCCTCCAGCTTGTTGATTCTGTCGTTCAAACGATTGAGTTCTCGGACAATGAACTGCGGGTTCACATCCTTGAGTTTTCGATCATCAGGAGTGTGGATTAGGAATCCATGAACCGGACCCAAGTTGCTCAGCTTTGTGTATTTGTAGCGGCTCATTGCTTCCTCCTCTCCTCCTCCAGAATCTGAAGCATTTGACTCGCAACATGACCGTCTGAGCCGTCTCGGAAGAACGCTGATGCTGCTCGGTGGATGCGGTCTTCCAGTTGTTTGATGCGCTCAAGAAGTTGTGTCTTGTCCCGACTCAGATCGCTGATTGCTGTGCAATATGCAACGTGGGCATCTACTATGTGGCTCACAGCTTGTCCTCCTTGGCTTTGCGCCATCTGTAAATTGGTCCATACTCGCTTGTCCATTGCTCCATCTCATCCCCCGCCTCCTCCAGCCGCTTGATGCGGTCATTGGCTGCGTTGAGTTCGCGTTCTAACTGGCAAGCGAAGTTGACACTGACCCGTCCAGTTCCAAACTGCGCTTCATCCGTTCTCGGGGTGTCGTTGATCATTTTCGTGGGGTCAGGAATATGATCGTTCATTTCGCAACCTCCACGACTCCACACGGGAGCCACGTTTTACCGCCGTCGATGCTGTATTCGCGGTGGGTTTGATGCGGTAGTCTTCGGTATGCCACTGCCATAATGGAATAAATGTTCCTTTCCATCCGTCGTCGACACGAAACTGCACTTCCTTCCCATCCACATACGCCTGCATGACTCGGATGGCTTCGATTGTTTGTTCGCGGGTCATTTCGCATCCTCCACTTGCACCATCGGAACGAAGTTCAATCGGTTGTTCTCGTCGATTGCAATACCCCAGCCGTTACGTCGGCAGGACAGTTCGATTGCGTTGTAGACTTCAGTCATTTTCTTCTCTGGCAGATAGAGGGACAGGAGTCCTTTGAATGTGATGCGGTATGATTCCTTGGTTTCGTGCAGTGTGGTCATTTCGCATCCTTCTTCTTCCGGTTCTTGGTCCAGTAACTGACTTCGTAGGCCATCACTCGCTTGGCCGCTTTGTGCGCTTCTCCAGCTTCCTTGCGGCTCATTACCATCACGCCGGTTCCAGCGTTTGAGATCTTCTTCACGTTTTCGCTCATCGCCCACCTCCGAGTGCGTAGTGAAGCACCAGCAGGGCATCGCAGTTCTTCAGGCTCACATCGAGGTGCGGGTACAGCTCCTGTGCCTTGGCCTTGAGCTTGCGCTTCCATTCGGGTCCGGTGGCGCATGCCTTCCGGCCACCGAGTCCGAGGGGGTCCTGCCACACCTTGGGTTCGACTCGGTGTAGTGCGTAGCCTAGAGAGTAGGCCAGTCCTTGGATGATGCCGTAGTTCTCATGGAGCGTGGCGACCGATGCTGCCGGGGTCAGCTTGCTCACGAACTTCGGGACCTTTTCGATCCACAGGTGCGAATCTGCTAATTTGAATCCGCTTAGTAGTTGCGCCATGTCCGGCAGTGATTCCGGCATTGGGAACAGGAGGATGCCGTTCACGGTATGGATCGCGAACCCTCCGTTCACGCCTGGGTCACAGGCTACGATTGTTTTGTTGCTCATTGGTTTTGGTGTTCTGTGATTTGATGGTGAGAGAGTGGCCTACATAGATCCCTGCGATCACGCACAGGGGCATCAGCACAGCCATGCACACGATGGTGATGACGGTGTTCATTGGATCGAGCATCCGAGTTCCTTGTAACATTTGATCCGCTTCTTCGCATGGGCCTCCGCAAGAGGGTGGAATGCATCCTTGAAGTCGCAGATGATGGCGGTGTCCTTGCCTTCGCACCGCCGCAGCGCACGGCTGGCTCGCTGGATGGTTTTCTGTGCGCTCCTGCCACCAGAGACCATGACCAGCGTGTGGACGTTGGGGAGATCCAACCCCTCATCGGCCAGAGAGGTGGCGATCATCACGCTGATGTTGCCCGCTCGGAACTCCTCCATCATGGAGCGACGAATCTTCTTCGATAGCTTGGAGTGGACGAGTACCGATCCATTGATGCACATCGCATAATGCTCTCCAAGGGTCACACGAGGAACCAGAACCAGTGTTGGATGCTTCGGTCCACCGGACGCTGCGAACATCACGGCTGCGTTATTGCGAGCATTGTTCTGGCAGATGCCGATGTCGGTGACTGCTTCCCAAGCGCACATGGCTCGAAGCTCCTGGTGGCGGATACGCATGTAGCGTTTGCGATCAGCGAAGAGCCTCTCGATCTGGTCATCGATCCTCTGCTGGATTCCGACATCGCTGGCAGTGCTGATGTAGACGTTGGCATGGGCCAGAACATTGGCTAGTTCCTCGCGCTTGATCTCGTACTGGTTGTTGCGAAAGAGGTTGCGAAGGATGGCGTTGCGCTCTGGATCATCGCACCAAGGGGTCGCATCGAAACCGTAGCGATACCCACTGCATGACTCGATGATCCTGCTCCATGTAACCGCAGGGCTATGCTTTGCCTCATCCACGATCAGTACATCCTTTTGACTGAAGTCCACGGATTCGTGAGGGCAACGGATCTCCACAACATCGTCAGGTACTCCGACGGCCTGCAATGATGCGCGGGCTTGATCACAGGTCTCGCGGGTAGGAGCGAGCCATCCGAATCTCCCTATGGTCTGATGTTCGTGAAGGTACCTGATGATGTGAGAAGCGATCACTGTCTTCCCACAACCGGCGGGCGCAATGATCAGGCCATCACAGGTCTTGGCCCACTCGACAGCGCGTTGCTGATAAGGTCGGAGTAGAAAAGCTTGCTTCGTTGGCGTTTCGATATGATCTTGGATCTGCATAGCGTGTCGTTGCGTCTATGTTGTTTGTTTTGGACTCATTCACCCCCCGGAGGCTGCACACTCCGGGGGGCTTTGTTTTAGGGGTTAGATGGTATCGTTGTCAGACGGCACCTTCTTCATGCGGCGAACCCGGAGCGTAGTCTGCTCGGCACCGTTCTTATCGGTGTACTTCTCCTCTTCGAGAATCACCACGAGCGAGAGTCCAACGAAGCCTTGAAGGAATCGGAAGAAGGCTCCGTTGACGCTAAAATCGAACTCGGCCCCATCATCGATGTTGGCTTCGGTCGCGGAGATCAGTGCCTGGACGCGCCACATCATGGTCTCCTTGAGGATGAACCGGTCGCTGATGACCTCGCCACCCGGACCCTTGTATCGGAGCGTGGCGACTGAGTTCCCGTTCTTGTCGAGGCCGTCATCCTTGCAGGATTGGACCACCACGGTGTACTCGCCGGGAGCGGCGAACGGCTTCACTTCTGCTGCTGAGCGATCAACTTTGAATGTCATGTTATTAGGTATGTGTCGTTGTTGTTGTTATTCGGACTGACGCGCCGCCCACACGGGCAGCGAAAGGGATTGGATCTGGGAGGAGTAACAAGGCCAAGAGTTTAGCTGTTGGCATTCGACGAAGGTGCGGAGCTGTTCCTCGATGATTGAATATCCAACATCGATGGCCAACTGATCGAGTTCGTAGCAAGCAACACCGTAGGGTGCCTCCTTCTCGACTGCGATGAACACGAACCGGTTGATGCCGGTGATGCGCTGATACCAAGCGGCTTGAACGTGGTATCGGAACTGAGCGACCGACTTCGCGAATGCGTTTGGAGACGCATCCTGAGTGGTCTTGAGATCGATGATGTAGTCCTTGCCCAGACCATCGATGCGAGCTTTGACATCTACGCCCAGCCATTTGTCGAAGCAAGAGACCTCGGGCTTGATGCCATTGAGTAGGCCAGCAGCAGCAGGATGAGCGTGAACCGCAGCGGCTACTCCGGTGATGTTGTCCCACTGCTCTTGGGCCAGAGGTGTCTTTCCTGAGTCTAGGATGGCTTGCCAAGCGGCTTTGCCTTCCTTGGTGCGTCGATCTCCGTTGAACACCGTGTACTTCGCAATGAAGAGTTCTGGCTCAAGCACAGCGCAGTGGGCAGCAGTTCCGAATTCGAGGGCTGGGCTAGACTCTAAGCGAGTCTGTCCATCCTGCCATGAGCGGAAGTGCGCGGGCGATTTGCGGAACTGATCCAGACCGCTCTTCGAGAGGGCCTTGGTGGAGTGGTAAATCTCCGCCGCCATGTTGCAGATGGTATCAGCCATTGGACACCTCCGTGGCGATGACCTCGGGGCTGACGATGACCGGCAGCTTGGAGAGGATCAGGTCGGGCTTGGCAATGTACTTGGACGCATAAGCATCAGGGAGATCGCGGAAGGTTTGAATATCCGAAATGCGACCGGCCTTGATGAGCAGGGCGTTGACATCTTCCTCACGATCCTCGAACAGGGCTTCGAGTTTGGCCGTGATGTCGAAGCTCTTGGTGGGAGCGGCTGCGACCTCTGAGATCGCGGGCTGGAAGTCCTCGGTCTCTTCCGGGGTGTAGATCCCGGCGACTACTTCAGGAGCGAGCATGCGAACCGCTTTGCTGATGCAGCGAGCGCGGAGCATGGCGGAAGGATCTTTGGCCCACCCAGATCCCGGTTTGGCAGGGAGTAGGCCAGCAAGCTTGGCATCCTCGGTGGAGAAGGAGATCTCGCAGGAGTTGCCGTCATAGGTCCAGAGGGCGATGGCCGCTCGTGAGTCGAACTGCTTCCAGAGAACCTTGCCACCACGGGCACGGTATCCGGCGAGCATGGCGTCAGAGCGCATGGATAGAGACCCATTGATGATGTGGTACTCGCGCTTGAAATCGAACGGGGTCTTCTTCTCGGCAGCGCACTGCCAAGCGATGAGTTTGCCCTGTTCTACCTTGGTGCATCCCAACATTCCGCTGGAAGCGATCCACTCGCCCATCTTCTCGATGGCAGTGATTGGGTCTTGGATCTTGCTGTACATCTCAGCGGAGTCGGAGGGTTGCGTTGTCGTTGCTATTGCATTCATTGTGGGTTTTGTCGGAGGAGTTCCTCGATTACATCGGAGCGGACACGGATCGTGCGCTTCGTCGCTTTCATAGCTGGAAGCTTTCCTGACCTGATCCAGCGACGCACGGTCTCGGGATGAGTCCCGAGAGCCGAAGCGATCTCCCGAACGGTTAAGAGTTTTACGCTCACGCAAGCGAATGTAGCAGCGTGTTGCAAACTGTCGAGAGAAATCTT